CGCCTGGTTCACGAGGCCCATGACCTGAACCTGCCCGTCGAGCCGGGCGTCCGCCCCGGCCGCGACGCCCTGGTCCGCTGGGCTGTGCTACTTGAGGAGCTGCTGCCCAACTAGCACGACCCCACCGCAGCGGCCCTCGGAGGTTCGATCCCCGGGGGCCGTCGCTCGTGTTGGTATCCCTGGTGGGCCGGGTAGAGTGCCTGGCCATGGGTGACTTCCCGTCAATGAAGTGGCCGAAGTTCCGCCGCGTCCTGACCCGCAAGCCACTGGAGTACCACCTGGACCACCAGTCGGGCTCCCACGGCAAGTACGTCTCCGATGCCGGCTACCCCGAGCTTCGGCTCGCCTTCCATGACCACGATGAGTTGCCCGGCGGACTGATCAAACGGATACTCACAAAGACGGTCGGCTTGTCCGAAAAGCAAGCTAGGGACTTGCTGTGACCCGGGAGGATGCCATGAACGTGACCATGCATGCCTACCTTGAGCCGACCGGCACCGGTGAAACCTCTAGCTGGTGGTCGGAGTCGCCCGACGTGCCTGGTTTCTATGGGGCAGCGGAGCATCTGCCAGAGTTGATCATCCGCTGTGAGGCGGCGGTGCGGGAGATCGTGGCAGAGCAGAACCCCGATGAGCCGGTCAGCTTCGCTTGGGCGCTCATGGATAGCGCCCCAGTCTCCGAAGCTGACGAGATCGTCCACGTCACCCAGGAGGGCAAGCCGGAGGACGCAACCGGCCCGAACCTCACGTTGGTCGCCTGACGTGAAAATCACCACCGGCCTTCTGTGCGACTTCGCTTCAGTCCGTGAAGGGCTGCTGTTCGTGGTAGGCGGCGGCATCACTCGTATCGGGCGAGCACAGTATCCGGCCCCACTTGGCTGCTCCGTCGCACTCCTAGCCGAACTTCACCAGATGGAACTTCCCCGGCCACACGAGCTTGAGTTGCGAGTCATGGGGCCTGACGGGGAGAACGTTGCGAGCATCAAGGCGGGTTTCCAAGCGACGGGACCCGCGGACCTCGACGTCGGTGAGAACTTGCCGATTCCTGTTGTGGCCGATCTGCGCAATGCGGGGCTTTCAAAGCCAGGCCGGTACAACATCGAGGCCTCGGTCGACGGCAGTCATCAACTCACGCTGTCGTTTCGCGCGACGCTGCTGCCAGCGAGGGATGGGCCGACGTAACGTCTGACGGCCCGTAGGCGCTTTTTCTGGTTGCAAGGGAGCTGGGGGATGCGCGGACGCCCTCGGTCGCTACCACGGCCGCGGGCGTTCGCCTGTTGCAGGTAACGACGGCGGTGTCGCTGGCGTTCTTCGGTGGTCGATAGCCATCTCCACGGGTGGCCGTCGGCCCCGTGGACCTGGTTGTTTGCAACCCCTCAGCCCGGTCCGGGTGCGGCCCCGGGGACTCGAAGGCGCCCCCGGGGCCGCTTGCCTCAGCTCAGATGTAGATGCTGTCCCTGGATACGCCAGCCAGGGCGGCGGCCCGGGGTGGCGTTGACGCCCAACTAGAAGTAGATGGACAAGGGCGCCTCCATGGCGAGGTCGGCGGCACGGTGCACGGCCATGACGGCGGCCACGGCGGCGTCGATGCGGCGGGGGCTGTCCTTGTGCTCCTTGGCCAGCCGGGCGCCGCGGGAGTCGGACCGCAAGATGGCGTTGGCGATGTGGCGGGCCAGGGCGCTACTGCCGTCGTGGGTCAGCTCCTGGTCGACGACCAGGGCGTAGAAGCGGGCGGTCGCCGGCCCCATCCTGGCCGCGTTCTGGAAGAACTCATGCACCGGTATCCCGTCGCCGTCGAGGACCTCGAGGGAGCGTTGCCAGCGGTAGGGGTCGGCGGCCACCTCGAGGACCTGCCAGCGCCGGCACGCATCCCGGATGGCGTCCTCGACGGCGACGACCGGCACCCGCCAGTCCCGGGACCCCTCGGGCGCCTCCCAGAGCTGCACCAGCTCGACATGGGGGCGGGCCTCGACGGTGGCGGCGACCAGGACCGAGCAGTCACGCGAGAAGGAGCCGTCGAAGGCGAGCGCCACCTTGGCCTGGTCGGGGATGACCCGGGTCGCATCGGCGCATCTGGCCCAGGCGCCATCGGGCAGCCAGGCGTCATCGACGGCGGTCCACTGGCCGAGCCGGTAGCGGCGGAACGCGGCCTCGCGCATCTTGGGCGGCAGGGTGGCCCGGAGGGCGTCGCGGTGGAGGAAGTCGTCCAGGGCGGGGTTGGCGACCGCCCAGGCGGCTTCGTCGTCCAGGGCGCAGCCGGCCGGGGCGGCGTACTCGCGGAAGTAGAAGCTCGGGTCGGCGTGCTCGCGGCCGTGGTCGACCAGCCGCCGCATGACGCTGTCGTCCTGGCTGGCTTTGGGCGGGGTCGAGATGGCCAGCAGCAGGGAGCGGTCACGCTTGCCGGCCCGGGCCGAGATGGCCTCGAAGGTGTCATCGGTCACGACATGCAGCTCGTCGACCAGCGCCATGCTCGGGTCCCACCCTTGCAGGCTGCCCGGGTCGGCGGGCAGGGCCATGAACACGCTATCGGTCCGCGGCTCCAGCAGGTGGTCGGCGAACACCTGGACCCGGTCGGCCAGGTCGGTGTCAAGCTCGACCATGCGGCGGGCGGTGTTGAAGATGATGCGCGCCTGGCGCTCATCGCTGGCGACCACCAGCACTTGCGCCCCCTCGACGCGGTCGCCCAGCAGCCCATAGAGGCCGAGGGCGGCGGCCAGGGTGCTCTTGCCATTCCCAGCCGGGATGGACACCAGCGCTTGCCGGGGGCGGGGCTCGTCGAGCACCCCGCGGATGATTTCGCGCTGCCAGGGCCGCAAGCGCATGCGCCGCTTGGCCCCGGTCCCCTTGGGGACGGTCACATAGCGCTCGATGAACCGCACCGCCCTGGCACCGCCCTGGCGCGGGTACCGCCGAAGCTCCAGCGGAGGGGCGGTCAGGTTGCCCTTGGGACCCGGTTTCACGCGACCACCGAGGGCGGTTGGTCGACCGCGGTCTGAGTCGCCAAGTTCGGCGGGCGCGGGGTCGCAGCGGTCGGCCCCATGGGGGAACCGAGCAGTTGGTCGGCGATGCGGCGGACGTTGGCCGAGCGGGCGGCGTTGCAGGACCGGCACCGGACCACCAGCGGGCCATCCTCCCGGCCCCCGGCGGCGACCTCGGTCACGTGGTCGGCGGTCAGGTCGGCCGAGGGGTGGGCGCCCTGGCGCTCCCATCCTGGGCACCAGTCACCTACGGTCAGGCGATGGTCGGCGACGGCCTCACGTCGGCGCTTGGTCTCAGCGGCCCGGCGTAGGTCGGGACGGTGTGCGCTCTTGGCCCGGTCGTGGTTGGCCTGGCAGTCACGGCATCGGGGCTTGCCTCGTACCGAGTGGCCGCAGTCGAGGCAGGGGCGGAGCAGGGTGCGGGTCATCGTGGCTTGCGGCGCTTGCGCTTGCGCAGCTCGTCTCGGCACCTGGAGCAGCGTTCGCCTGGCCCGACGAAGCTGTTGCGGCAGGCGATGCAGTAGCCGGCCTTGCGGCCGAGGAACCGGCTGGACGGGCCTTTACCCACGGAGCCGGGCCAGGGTCAGCAGCGTGGCTGCTGGCTGGAGGGCGGCCCGGACGGCACTCACCCCGGCGCCGGCGTAGGCGGGGACCCTGACCACGGCGACGTGGTCGAGGGTGGCCCGGGTCCTCGTGACGCGGCGCCGGTCGGGCGACCAGCGGGACCCGCCTGCCACCTCGGCGAAGCCGATGCTCAAGCCGAGGGGTACGCCGTCGCCGGCCAGGCTCAACACCTCATCACCCAAGGCGGTATGCGATACCCGCCATGCGCCCCAGGCGGCGTCGTCGCGCTCCTCCAGCTCGACGGTCACCCCGATGGGCAGGGTGCCGGCGTCGCGGGGATGGGTGGCGCAGAGCGGCACCCTGGCCGGGTCCGCGTCGGCCAGGGCGCCACGCTCGAAGACCTCGACGACCAGCCGACCGCGGTCGAGCACGCGGGCCTCGACACCCCAGGGGACGACCGGGCCGACCAGGGTCCGGCCGTCGCCGTCGTCGCGGAGCTGCAGGGCGGCGGGGTAGAAGCAGCGGTCTAGGGTCATGCGACGGCCCCCTCGGAGGGTGGCAGGGGTGGGCGGTCCTCTAGCTCCCTGACCTCGTTGACGGTCAGGAACCCGGCCTCGATGGCGACCTTGTGGGCCTCGTAGCGGTCGCGGAGGGTGGCCCGGACCATGCCGCCCGCGTTGAACTTGGCCGTCTGGGTGGAGGGCAGGAGGCCGGAGACGGCGCGCTCGACCCGGGCCAGCCAGGGGCGCAGGGTGAAGGTGAGGAAGTCGGTTGACCGCATTTCCGGGCTCGAATATGCCTCGTGACCTGCGGTTTCGCCGCCCATCATCTCGGGGGCGATGCCGAAGAAGCGGCAGATGGTCGAGACGCTGAACTTCTGGGTGGCGATGAACTGCGCCTCTTCGGGGGCGATGGCCAGCGGCCGGAACCGGGCGCCGTTGCCGAGCACGGCGATATCACGCTCGGGGCCGCGGGCCAGCGCCTTCCAGCGGGCCCGGAGGGTGTCGGCGACCGGTTGCTTGATTTCCTGGTCGGATTCGATGAACCCGATGGGCAGGTCGGCGCCAGCGAAGAAGCGGGCGCCGTAGCGCTCGGCCCCCAGGCCGAGGCCGATGGCCTCGCGGGCGTAGGCGATGGGGCTCAGGCCCTCCAGCTGGCCGGGCCAGGGGAACGCCTTGACGTGGAACAGGTCCTCGCGGTCGTACTCCTGGCCGCCGATGCGGATGACGCGGCGGCCCTGCTCGGTGGTGATGGCGACCCTATCCGGGTGGACGAGGTCGCATTGGGACGGCAAGAGGGTCGAGCCGGAACGGCCGGTGATGACGCCCCAGGCGTTGCCCCTGAGCAAGAGCGATGCCATGACGGCCCAGAGCCAATCGGCCAGCTCGGGGAAGTCGGCGCTCGGCCGAGCCAGCAGCGGCGGGGTACCGATAGGGTCGCGGTCGTCGCCCCGGTACACCGCCAGCGGCAGGGTCGACACCGAATCGGCGAGGAGCCGGACGCATCCCCAGACTGTCGACAGCCTGAGCGCGCTCTCGATGGTGACGGCCTCGCCGGAGGCCGTGGGGCGACCCTCGTCGGCGAGCAGCTGTTCGAGGGTCAGCGCCTCACGATTGGCGACCCGGGACCAGACCCAGCGGTCCCACCAGCCCATGGCCTACCGCTTACGGGATGGCGCCTCCCCA